ACCTGGCCGACGGCGCCGGCGGTCCCAGCGGGTGTGGTCGGTGCCGTCGCGGCGGCGGTGCGGACGGCTGCCGCGGCGCGCTGGGTGCGGGTCTTGTTTCCGCCGGTGAGCCTCATGGCGTACTTGGAGAGCGCGCGGACCACGAGTGCCCAGTCGCGGAGGAACTCGCGGTACATCCGGGCCCAGGCCACGCTGGCGTAGACGTCGGGGACGCCGTATTTCCATCCGTCGAGGCGGTTGACGGGGATGTGGAGCATCGGGGCGTCCCAGCGGACCTCGGCGCCGTCGATGGTGCGGGGCCTCGACGTCGGCCGGTAGGCGATGTCGGGGTGGAAGACCTTGCGGCGCTGCCGGCGGGTGCGGGTGCTGCCGGGGATGGTGCCGGCCTCGATGACGGTCTCGACGAACTCGCGGACGTAGAACCATGGTTCGTCGCGGTCGTCGGGGTTGGTGATGATGTCGGCGATCTCGTCGAAGGGTGTCGAGCGGACCTGGACGCGGCCGGTGAGTGGGCTGGTGAAGCACGCGAGGATCACGTTGCCGTCAGTACCGAGCGCGCGCTCGAGCTCCTCGTGGGCCTGGTCGCCGGTGAGGGTCTTGGTGTTGTCGTCGAGGAAGGCCTGGACTACGGCGTTGACGTCCTGGTCGGCCTGGTCGGCGGCCTTGGCGCGGATCTGCACTCCCTGGCCCCAGATGTAGCCGATCCGGACGGTGAGGCCGCGCTTGATGAGGGGGTTGCTGATGGCCATGGTGCGGCAGATGTCGGCGACGGTGCGGCGGCCGGCCTCGGAGAACTCGTCGCGGACGCCGGCGGCGATCTCGCGCCAGCCGCGGTCCTCGAGCGCGAGCTGGAGGTCGGCGATCGACTCCTCGAGGAGGAGGTTGGACTCCTGCTCCTGGCGGAGCTCGGTGCGGAGCCGGTCGAGGTCGCCGGTGGTGTGGTCCTGCTCGTCGATGGTGGGGCTGCTGCCGAACAGTGCCACGGGTCGCCTCCGTCGGGTTGGGCTGATGGCGTGTGGTCGATGCCGTGCGATGGCCCTATGCGCTCCCCAGGGCCTAATGGAAGATCTCGGGGCGATCGTAGCGCCGCGGGGGCGCGTTGGTGGTCAGGCTGGCACGTAGCCGCCGAAGCCGGCGAGCTCGGGGTCGTCGTCCTCGGGGTGCCAGGTCTCGTCGATGAGGGGCTCGAGGACGAGCCGGTGCCATGCCTGGCTGGTGTGGTCGACCTGGTCGTCGTGGGCGCCGCGGGGGAACGCGGCGAGCTCTTCGACGTAGTCGCCGACCCAGGCGTACGGCGCGTCGCCGGTCTCCTCGTCGTACTCCAGCATCGGGGAGGGCAGGTAGGCCTGCCGTGCCTCTTGGATGGGGGACACGGCGGCCGCGCGGGCGGTCTTGCCGTTGGGGCCTGGGTCCTCGGCGACGATGCCGGGGACGGTGCGGCGGAGCGCGGCGACCACGGCGGTGCCGTTGGCCTTGTCCTCGACGAGCTTGAGGAGCGCCTGGGGCCACTTCGCGGCGAGCGCGATGACCTGGCGGCAGGTCTCGGGGAAGTCCCAGCGGCCGCGGACCTGGTCGAGGAGGAACACCTCGGCGCCGCGGCGCATCCACACGCCGCCGACGACGTAGTCGCTGGACTCGAGGTCCTTGAATGCCATATCCCAGCTGATGAGGAGCTCGTCGTAGCCGCCGACGACGTGGCGGGCTCCGGAGGGTTGGACGAACCAGAGCGGCTGCTCGTAGTAGCGCCAGTTGTCGCGCTTGAAGATCTCGCCGGCGATCGAGGAGGGGCGGCCTTGGTAGAGGGCCTGCCAGCCTCGGGGCCCGGCCTGGACGCGGATCTGTTCCCACTGCTCGGTGGTGCGGCCGCGGGTGGACTCGAGGAACTCGCCGGGGGCTCGGCCGAGGGGGTCGGTCTGGCCGGCGTTGGGGTCGTGGTCGGCTTCGGCGGGGATGTGGATCAGCTTCCACCTGTGGCCATCCTCGGCGGCGAGGAGTCGTCCGGCGAGGTCGTCCTCGTGCCAGCGGGTGAGGATCAGGATCACGGGCGCGCCGGGGGAGAGGCGGGTGGACGCTGTCTTGGTCCACCAGTCCCAGACGGCGTCGCGGTAGGTCTCGGAGTCGGCTTGCTTGGCGTCCTTGATGGGGTCGTCGATGATGAGGAGGTCGACGGCGCGGCTGGTCAGTGGGCCGCCGATCCCGACGGAGACCACGCCGCCGGCTTTGCCGAGGATCTGCCACTCGGCCTGGGCTGCGACGTCGCGGCGGATCTGGAATCCGAAGGTCTCGGGGTGCTCGGTGATGTCGTCGCGGATGGTCCGACCCCAGCGGCGAGCCACGGAGAGCTCGTAGGAGCAGATCGCGACGCGGGTGTCGGGCTGGTGCTTGAGGGCCCACTCGGTGAACCGGCGGGTGGCGCGTTGGCTCTTGCCCTCTTGAGGGGGCATGACGATGATGGTGCGGGAGTCGGGGGTGTCGGCGGCCTCGACGAGCGCGGCGTCGATGAGGTCCATCGCTGGGGTCTGGACGGTCTCGGGGTCGAGGGCTCGGGCGAGCTCGCCGGGGGTGGCGTAGGTGGTGTCGGCTCGGCGGGTGATCTGTCGTTCGAGCTCGTCGATCCACGAGGTGGGGGCGGCGGTCATCGGTTGAGCCAGTCCTCGAGGCGGCGGATCTCGCGGCGCCGCTGGATGGTGTGGATGGCCCAGCCGACGATGGTGCCGGCGGCCGCGGCGACCAGGGTGGCCGCGGCGACCGCGAGGCAGGCGAGGGTGAACCGCTCGGTGGGGCTCATGCCTGCGGATTCTCTCACGGGAGCGGCTGGTCGCTAGCGGACGGAAGGGGGCGGCTCCACGGCGACACAAACGGCGGCAGGTTGAAGCCGAATTCGACCTTGACGAACAACCACTCCCCATCGGCGCCCAACCAGCCCGCAGAGTCGGAACCCCTTGGCGTGTAGTCGTAGTAGCCGTAGGGGATGACCCGCCAATGCCACGGTAGAAGGTTCACCGTGACGGCCAACGTCGGCCACGTCATCAGCATCATCCGGTCAAACCGCGGCGCGTCATAGTCGGCGGTGTGGGGAACGTCGGCCATCGGTGGTCAGCCCTTGATGAGGCGGGCGCCGTCGACGCGGGCCACGGCCCAGCGTGCCCACTTCTCGGTGTACGCCGGCGTACGACGGGTCCCGACGGGGATGATGAGGACGTGGCCGCGGTGGGCGAAGTAGCCGCCGTCGTCGATGAACCAGCGCCACCAGTCGATGCCGTGCTGGGTGTCGGCGTGGCGGAGGATCACGTACCGCTGCCGCTTCCCGGTCTTGGTGGTGACGGTGCAGGACAGGCCGGTGCCGCCTTCGCCGTCTGCGGAGGACACGCGGTGCTTGCAGTGGAGGGTGTCGGCGATGGTGACGACGGGCTTGGGCCAGGGGCTGGCCGCGGCCGCGGTTCCGGTGCTGGTGAGGGTGGTGGCGAGGGTGAGGGCGATGAAGGTCGCGAGGGTGGTACGGATCTTGCTCATGGGGTGCTCCTGTTCTCGTTGGTGTCGTCGGTCCACTCGGCGATCGCGCCGAGCTCGTCCTCGGCGACCTGGAGCGGGGTGCGGCGTGGGGTGGTGGGTGGGTTGGGCATGGGGGCCTCTCTCGTGGTTGGGGTTCCGTTGGTCATCATGCGCCCGCGGGGGCCTGGTTGTCGATCAGGCTCGGCGGTTGGCTTCGCGGTCCTCGTGTTGCTTGAGCCGGCGCTTGGCTTCGCGCTGCAGATCCGCCAGGCGAGCATGGCTGCGTCGTCATGGCTGACGAGCACGAGCTTCTCGCCCGGGCCGACGAAGAGTCGTCGCGGGCGGCCATCCAGGTACTGTCGGGCGGAGTAGTGGCGGAGGTATAGCTCGAGTGCGATGGGGTCGCCGTCGCGCGTCGGGCGCCAGTGCAGGCTGTTGCCCATCACGATGCTCGCGTCGGTGGCAAAGAGGGCGGGGCTGGTCACGTCACGCCTCCTGGTGGTGGGTCACGGAGAGCAGCGACGGCTCGCCGAGAGGGCGGTTGGACCACAGAACCTCGACGCGATCGCCGCCAGCTCGGCCGCCGTTGGCCTGGCCCGTGAAAGCGGCCAGTTCGGTGACGTGCCAGCCGTCGTACAGCTCGTCGTAGAGGGGGGAGTGGTAGCCGGAGAGCACGACGATCCCCTTGACCTTGGCCAAGGCGTCGGCGAGCTCGCGGTGCTCGGCGTCGGTGTGCATCTCGTGGCGGTAGGCCGTGCGCGACCTGGTCGACATGAGGTAGGGCGGGTCGACGTAGAGCAGGGTGGAGGCGTCGCGGCCGTAGCGGTCGATCACCTCGAGCGCCGGTCTGCACTCCAGCGACACGGTGCGGAGGCGGTCGGCGACGGCGGCGAACCGGCCGACATAGGCCGCGAGGGTGCGCGGCATGGAGGAGTTCCGGCCGTGGGTCTGCTCGTGGTAGCGCCACCCTGTGGGTCGCAGCTGGCCGCCGCGGCCCTGGGCGAGCTTCACCCACACGCGGCGGGCGCGCTCGAGGTCGTCGACGTCCTGAGTGATGGGCCAGCAGGCTGCGTACTCCGCGCGAGAGTGCGGGGTGAGCGCGCAGACGCGCTCGAGGTCCTGGGGCTGCTCGCGGAGGACGCGCCAGAAGGTCATGAGGTCCTGGTCGATGTCGTTGACGGTCTCGAACCGGCCGGCGCGCGGGGGCTTGGCCAGGAGCACAGCGAGGGAGCCGCAGTAGGGCTCGACGTAGCCGTCGTGTTCGGGCAGCAGGTCGACGATGCGCGCCGCGGCGCGCACCTTGCTGCCGAAGTAGCCGAGGACTGTCCCCGCCGTCACGACGCCTCCTGCCATGCCAGCATCCGGGCACAGGTCCCGGACGCCGGGTCGTCATGGCCACGGCCCGTGATCCCGGCGGCGGTCGTCAGGGTCTGGCAGTGGCGGCACGACGTCCAGGCGGTGTCGTCGGCCTGGAGGTCGAGGTCGTCGACACACGGTGCGTCAGTGGCGACACAGGGTGTATCGAGGTCGAGGTCGAAGAGGGCGGGCTCAGTCACTGGCCGACCGCCTCGTCGTTGCAGGGCGGAGTGACGCTGCAAGCGGGCCAGCCGTTGTCCAGACGACGGCACGGCCGGCCTCGTCGAGGAGCTGTCCAGCCTCATCACCGACGTCCGAGCCGGGACCCTGGTCGCGAACCGGCGGGCGCTCGCGGACCACCGTTGACACGCCCTCGGCCGCGGAGGTCGCGGTGTTGGGGCGTCGGCGGTCGGTCGGGATGCCGACCGTGATGGTGCGCTGTCGGGTCGGCGTGCTGGGCCCGGTCATCGGGCGATCCTGTCGACGAGCTCGTCGAAGCCGCGGCTGTAGCGCTTGCCGGCGACCGTGAAGGTCACGCGGCGGAGGTCGCCGTGGTACTCGAGGTCCTCGACGTCGCCGGCGGGGGTGGTGTCGCCGACCCGGAGGAGCGCGGCCCTCACGGTCTCCCAGGCGGGGATGGTGCGGCCGTGCTCGCCGGTGTGGCCGACTCCGATGGTCTTGCACAGGGTGCAGTCGGTGGCGGCGAGCCAGTGCTCGTAGAGGTCGCGGGCTGTGGCCTTGGTGTCTCTGGCGTCGGTCTCGAGCGCGAAGGTGTCGGCTTCGGTGAGGTACTCGGTCTCGAGCGCGAAGGTGTCGGCTTCGGTGAGGTACTCGAGCCAGGAGGCTTCCTTGAGGTCGGCGGCGAGGAGGTGGAGCTGGATGGTGGTGTCGATGAGGCTGGTGTCGGCGGTGGGCATTGGGGTGCTCCTGTCAGCGGGTGGTCATGTCTCCATCCTGCGCCCGAAACGTGTTCGTGTCAAGCGAAACGGTGGGATTGGTTTACGAATCCTCGTCGTCGTGGTCGGTGGCCTCGTCCGCCGCGCGGAGCTCGCCGAGGAACACGGCCGTCATCTGCTGCCGC